TGTGTCGCCCTTCTTCTTGGTAAATCTCATGCTATCCGCTCCTTTCAAAAAATCCTCAAGCAAAGCTCTTGCCTTGATTCAGGATTCTTGACTCCCGGTTTTACCTCCGCTTCCTCTTACGTTCTCCTGATCTTACGGAAACCACCTTATCGACCAGGTGCGCCATGTACTCGCGGCTTACGGGTATTTAATTTTTGAAGAACTTCCTGAGGTTATTGCCCCGCCCCCTGTTGTTTGCCGGTGTCTCTCGCGGGACCCGAACCGTCCGGCCTCTTGTCTAGTATATTACACCCACCCACCCACATTGTCAAGAAGAAAAATAGATATCCGCTAGCCCTTGTCGTACCGACGTTCATCCCGTTTTAGCCGCCGAACTGTGAAAATGAGAACAAAGTTTTTATAAAAATAAGCGCAAAAAGGGGACGGAGAAGAGCCTGCGAGCCTTAGAGCTATGCGGATTGCAGAGGTTTGACAAAAGTCTGTAAAAAATAAGCTAAAGTCAATGTTATAATGGAACCATGGAGAGTTGCCGAGGGGCGGCATAACTTAATACATTCGAGCCTGGCGCGAGCCGGGCTTTTTATTTTGGAGGTTACAATGCATGTTCGCATTATTATCTCTGACGAAGAAAAACAGGAAGTAGCTGGAATTTGGGGTATGTCGCTAAATATACGGTTTCGCGTATTGGACATGTTTAAAGGCCCACTATACGACTACTATGTGATTTGGCTGCCCGACTACTCCACCACGGTTAGATGCCCGAAAGAATGGATGAGAAATTAGATATTGATTTTGCCATGCAGACCTACCATAGTATATGTATATAGTAGAATGGTATGGAGCATCTTTAACAAAGCCAATAAAATAGCCACTTTAAGAGCAAAAACGTAGCGTCATTTCCGCGTCTTTTTTATGCCTTTTTTGACGCGAATATGACGGTAAGAGGTGAACGCAAAAATGATAAAGGAAACTAGGTATATAAGTGAAAAGACCGGTGAGTTAATAACCGGACAGAAGCAGCGTGTAGGCGAACGCTTTGACCCTGAAAGAGGATATTTATTCAGACACCAAAAACACGGATTTAAACAATTTGACGATATTTCTTTCCCAGAAAGCCTTACGGACGCCGAAATAGGCAAGTTAACCAGACTGGCTAAAAATATTTATCGGGATAGCAATTTGCTTGCTTACAGGGGAAATGGCGGAATTAAACCCCATACCCCGGAAACGATGTCAAGAATTATTTGCCTGGGGCAAAGACAAATAGAACGATTCTTATCCAAAATGATTAAGCAGGGGATGATGGCTAAATGCCGGGTAGAAGTGGGAGAAAAAACGGAAATTCATTACTATATAAACCCACTTTATTTTTTCAGCGGCAAGCGGATTAATTTGAACTTATATTTATTGTTCCGGACGCAGCTTGATGCTTATATCCCGAATTGGGCCAAAAGCTTGTTTATAGAACAGACAGGCCAAAGCAAACTGAATTGATGATAGGCATAGCAGTGTCAGGTGGTTGGATAAACTCTCCCCTTGTGGTAGCATTAGGGAAAAAGGAGAGGGGAAATACTAATGGAGTTTGAGCAAAGACGAGAATTAAGAGACAAATTACTTAAAAAGGCATACGACTATTACTTCGAGAAGAATGGGAGCGAAATGTATGTTGATGAAGGTAAAGAAGGCCCCGAAACACTTTTAGCATATGAGTATTTAAAGGATAAAAGATTGATTGAATATATCCATTTTGGCGGCAAGGAAATGAAGGCAAAAATTACATCATTGGGAATAGATTTTATTGAAAGTGGACAGAAATTTAACAAATGATTGTTAACCGTTGCAAGCCCCTACGGGGGCTTTTTTCATGCGGATTCTAGGAGGTGGGGAGAGTGGCAGATAAGATAACAATTAAACAAGAGAAATTTGTACAGGGCTTATTTGCTGGCCTATCTCAGAGGGATGCATACAAAGAAGCTTTTAATACAACGAATATGAAAGAAAAAACCATAGATGAAAAAGCGTGTTTACTGGCGGGACGGGACAAGATTAGGGCAAGACTTGAAGAGCTCCAAAATGAGGTTAAAGAGCGCAATATGGTTACTATCCAGAGGATCCTCCAAGAGTACGCCAGACTTGGTTTTTATGACCCTCGCAAGTTCTTCAATGATGATGGCAGTCCAAAAGGCATCCAAGAGCTGGATGATGATACCGCGGCAGTGTTAGCGGGGCTTGAAGTTATGGAAATATGGGAAGGCCGGGGCGATAATCGTCAGTTTGTTGGCTATCTAAAGAAATACAAATTGCCAGACAAGAAGGGCGCTCTAGATTCAATGGCCCGGCACCTGGGGATGTTCGTGGAGAAAAAAGAAATTACTGGGACCCTGGAAGTAGGTATAAAATTGCCTAGTGATATACCGGATGATTAAGGCGGTTATTATACTGGTGGCACTATTGCGGAAAGTCTATTTGTGCGGTACAATTTAAGCAATAAAGCTATGCGGAGGTGTATCGCATAATGAAAAGAACTCATGGAGAATCAGTAACCAGGTTATACCGTATATGGAAAGATATGCGTAGGCGTTGCAGAAATATTAATAGATCTGATTATTACTTGTATGGCGGCAGAGGAATAAAGGTATGCGAGGCATGGCAGAAATATGAAACATTTAGAGATTGGGCGAGGGCAAATGGGTACAAGGATAATTTAACCATTGACCGTATTGATTTTAACGGTAACTATGAACCCAATAATTGCCGATGGATCACCATTGAGGAGCAAAACACGAACACTAGGCAGAATGTTTTTGTTGAAATAAAAGGTGAAGTCAAAACGCTAACCGAATGGGGCAGGGCTTACGGGTTGCCATCTTCAACGATATTTACCAGATATAGAGACGGATTAAGGGGACAGGATTTAATTGCACCTAAAAAAGTAAGTTTTACGGGGCATCGTCATACGGAGGAAACCAAGGCCAGAATAAGAGCAAAAGTAAAAGGTGAAAAAAGCCCATCATATGGGAAACACCCGTCGAAGGAAACCAGGTTAAAAATGTCAATAGCAAAAAGGGGTTGCATGCCACATAACAAACGTCATTTTACTGAAGAAGAAACACAAAAAATAAAGGAAATGGCATTGAATGGGCTTAGTATTTATCGTATTCATAAAGAACTGGGGACAGACAGAAGGGCAATAAAACGTGTTTTAAACGACGAGAGGTGATGCTTGTGCCAAAAATAATAGCTAATTTAACGAGGCTCCCGGAAATAACTAATGACTCCTTCTACAATTTACATAATGATAAGAGCCGTTATTTAGTATTGATTGGCGGAGGTTAGGCGGCTCCGGAAAATCGGTGTTTGCAGCGCAAAAGGTAGTACGGCGAGTAGCGGGGAGAAGAAAACATAGAATTTTAGTAGTTCGCAAAGTAGCCAAGACCCTGCGCGAAAGCTGTTTTGCCCTGGCGCGTGGGGTTATATCGGACTTTGGCCTGACAAATTTATTCCGGGTTAATAAGTCAGACATGACCATCCGGCACGCAAACGGCAATGAAATTATCTTTGCGGGCCTGGATGATGTCGAAAAACTGAAATCAATATACAATATCACTTCCATATGGATTGAAGAGGCCAGCGAGATAGAAGACACCGATTTTAGACAGCTCGACATACGCCTGAGAGGCGAATCCGATAGCTACAAGCAAATAATACTCAGCCTGAATCCGGTTTATCACGGGCATTGGATACTGCAGGAATTTGTCGGCCCAAACTGGACGGCCAAAAAGCCGAACACAACCGTTCATCATAGTACTTTTAAAGACAACCGTTTTCTTGACGAGGAACAAAAGGAAGTTCTGGAGGCGTTCAAGGACGTAGACGAATACTATTACACCGTTTACTGCCTGGGCGAGCCTGGTGTACTTGGCAAAACAATCTTCCCGGCCAAGATCGTCAGCGAGCGAATAGCATACCTGCGAAACCAAAAGCCCCGTTTTAAGGGCTTTTTTGCGTATGAGTATGAAGATGAGAAAATAGTGGACAGCTCCATTAAATGGGTAGACGACTGGGAAACCGGATATATCGCAATATACGAAGAACCAAAACGGGGCTATCCCTATGTGATTGGGGGAGATACTGCCGGGGATGGCAGCGATAATTTTACCGGCCAAGCGCTTAACAACGTCACCGGCAATCAAGCGGCGGTCCTAAAGCATCAATTTGACGAAGATTTATACACCCGGCAAATATACTGCCTGGGCAAGCATTACAACCAGGCGCTAGAGGCCATAGAAACTAACTTTAGCACATTCCCGGTTAAGGAACTGCAAAGATTGGGTTACTGGCACCAGTTTAAACGGGAAGCCATAGACGAGATAAGCAAGAAAAAATACCATAAATACGGCTTCCAAACCACCAAGCTGAGCAGGCCGCTTATAATTGCCAGACTGGTGCAGGCAGTTAGAGAACACCCGGAACTGTTCAACGATATTGCAACGTTAGAGGAAATGCTTACCTTCGTTCGCAACGAAAAGGGCAAGGCCGAAGCGCAGGAAGGCAAGCACGATGATTTAATCTTGGGCTTGGCTATAGCACATTACGCGAGGGGACAGGAAATAGACAATCCGCCAGCGGAAAAGATAGCACTGCCCGAAACATTGCCCCCCGACTTGCGTCGGGATTTAGAGGCCGACCCGGCAGCTTTGGCCCACTGGCTGAGCCAGCATAAGAAATATAACTAGAGCCAGCAACCCAGCACCCTTCGTGGGTGCTTTTTTAATGCCTGAAAGTAGGTGATTTCGTGAAACTCCCCAGTATAACCAAGGCGGTGAAGCGGATAATG